GGATTGAACGCCTGCCCGCTGTCGCCCTGCGGCGTGAGGATGTCAACGCGGATTCCCATCAGTCAGTACTCCCAGATCCGGGGATAGGTCCAGCGGGAGAATCCGTTCCTGTGCCTGCCTCGGTCGATCCGCTGCCCGGCCCAATCGGCCCCAACGGACCAAACGCCCCGCCGCTGCGAAGCAACTGGAGCAACTGCGAGCCGCCCGAGTTGTCGGGGCACGCTCCGAAGTCGGGCATCTCCATCGTGTGCCATTGCAGGATGGTCGCATCCGAAACGCCAATCACCATAGACCCCACCGCGAACGCCACCGTGTCTAGTGCGTCCGGCCAGCGACGAATGGGCCGCTGATTGGTCACACGGAACGGGCCATCTACCTGCGGGTCATGGCACGCAATGGTGTACGTGATGCCGCTAGCCGGCCCCGGCGTGGTGCCGTTGACTTCCACAATGCGACCGAGGATGATGCGGGGACTTGCCATTAGATGATCCGATTCGCTCCGGGAAGTTGCCGCCAGCCGTCAGCATCGACGGGATAGAGTGCGTTCAGTTCGCAGTTGGGAATCGTCACAGACGGATCGCCAATCTGGTAGGCCACAAACACGGTGTAGGGGTTGCGGAAGATCGGGCCAGCGTCAGGATCTTCGGGCGATTGACCGCCCGTCACCTGCACGCAATACCGGGCGTTCGTGGTCGCAAACGGTGGGAAGTTGAACGTGCCTTCGTCCAGCTCCCAGATGTATGAGATGTCGTAGGTGCCGTTATCGTCAACCTGGTTGACCGTCGCCCCTTCGAAGTGGTACTGCTGGCCGTCCGGCATCACATGTAGTCGGTCCTTCTGCTGTGCGATAACGTCCAAGTCGCGGACGTTCGACACCTGCACCCGCACCTGAAGCGGTCGGAGGATCCGTGTCTCATTGACGATCTTGCGACCGATCTTCCACACCAGAACTTCAGACCCGTTATCAAACTGGTCTTTGGCGATGACCAACGCACGCACGGCGATAGGAACTTCGATCTGTACCACACGCGATGCCCAGCCCCAGTGATACCAGTTTGGTGCGTCCTTGTTCGGAGTTCGCGTCGATCCGAACTGACGGCTATTGCTGTACCGTGCAATGACGTTACACACGCCGGTAGACTGCGGCACAGCCTCGATAGCATCCAGAATCAGGCCGGGAATCGTCGGGTGTTGGCTGTTGAGTGTGGGCACACCTTCAGCCGTCAACGCGGCCTGCTGGCTGGTCGTTTCGACTACGAACGTACGCGAGGCCGATGCCTTGCCGTTGTAGTCCACGCTTTGGGCGTTGCCGGTGAGCCCAAGTTCATAGGCGGTCAGTGCCATTAGTCCTCACCCCCCACGATAATGCGGTTCATGTTGGCACCTGCGATGGTCGCCGTCGTGCGAAGGTTGCCAGCGAGCTGCACCATCGTTGCGGCTTGATCGGTGTTGAACGCCCGGTTGGATTCTTCGCGGATAGAACGGAACGATTCTGCAAACGCCTCGTTGATCCGCTTGGCCGATTGGCTTGCCTGTTCTTCGTACTGCTTCATCATGTCGATGAGCTTGTCGAAGTCGGCTTCCATCGCCTTTGCTTTGGCTTCGTCTTCTGCGATTCGTCGCTCGCGAGATTCTTGATCTGCCTTCTGTTCTTCCAACGCACGCATGCGTCGTTCTTGTGCCAGTCGTGCCCGTGCCGCCCTGCCGCGTTCTTCTGCATCTTTGTAGACTTTGTCCTGTGCCTCAGCCAAGGCACGGTAGTTCTCTCCAGCCAGAAGCTGGTATTCTGCATTCGAAATCTTCAGTTTGTTCAACTGCTCTAGCTGAACGTCAAACCTCTTGCGTAGGTTGTTGATGTCCTCTGTTACCTGATCGTCGCTTTTTGCTGACAGTTCATCACGCAACGCCTGTACCGATTTGGCGTATGACGAATATGCGTCGATGTTCTCTTGAATACGCCGCTTGTTTTCTTCAATGCGACTGTTGATGAGTGCATAGGCACCGCCCAACGCACCCAACGCAAACATCACCGGACCAAGTGCAGCACGGATTCCAGCAATGGCTCCCTTTGCTGTGTTCAACGCATTAGCAAACACGCCGGTAGAACCTGCGGCGTTTGAAGCACTTGCACTAACGGTCTTCATCGCGTCCGCAGCTGCCATCGCTTCATTGAGAATCGCCTGCTTGCGTTGTTCTGCTGCCGCCGCCGCTGCGTTTGCCTCAGCCTTCAGGCCACTGATGACCTGTGCCTGCCTTGCACGCAACGCCGCATCGCGTTCGTTCACTTGTTTTGTGAACGTAGATTCCGCCGCCGCATTTGCCTTCTCCGCACCAGCCTTGGCCTCCGCCGCAACCGATGAGGTATCTACCCCCATTTTCAGGGATACATCGCCCACCTGATTGTTCACGTTGCTTGCCATGATTATGCAATGGTCACATCACCAGCGAACCGCAGCGTGCCCGTCACACGTACCACATCGTCCATTTTCCACGCGAGCGAGAGTTTCGTCCAGAACGCCGGGCCGGTAAACGTGCGTCCGGTTGCGGCGGTCAGGACTACCGTGTTGTCGGCTACCCCGTTGCTGTCGATGTCCCAAGTCGGTTTGGTGATTGCCGTGGCCGTGGTGCCAGTGTACAGCAGGCCGGGGAGCGATGTACCAGCCTTCTGCGTCAGTTCGCCGGTGCCCTTGAACGTGTAGGTCAGGACAGACACATCACCAATCTTGATCCGCTGCACCAGACGCGGCGTGAGGATGCTGCCGCTCAACGTCGGGTCGTCGGTGCCACCCTCGCCCATCTTGAACGTGCCGGTAGTCGATGCCGCGATGCCGGGGGCAACGGGCGGCGTTGCGTTGTCGGCCTTGCAGGTGTACGAACCACCCCACGTACCGATGCCGCCCGGCATGTACTTGCGGTATTGGCGAGCCGTGCCACCCTGCGAAGTGATTTCAACTTCTGGCCACGTAATGTCGATGTTCCACGAATCTAGGTACTGCACGTACCCACCAGACCCATAAGCAACGCTGGACGTAATGCCCGTAGCCGCACCCGCCGCCCGCGGCCAGATTCCGCCGAAGTCGATGGTGCCTGACAGCAGGCCCGTCGCCATTTCCATCATCGTGATCGTTGACCCTGCGTTGCCGGTGATGTCGATTTCATTGGCTTCAAGGTTCAGCGTCGCCAGTTCCGGCCCCATGCGGAGAGCGGTGCCGAATAGGTACAGCAGGTCGCCACTCGCGGCGGTGCATGCAAGGTTTCCAGTTTCCGAAGTGAGCGGGTATGCCATAGGTCAACTCCTTACGGGTTCGCGGCAAGAGCCGTCACCCGGAACTTCATGTTGGTCGTCACGCTGAGAATCTTTTCATCGAGCATGCCCATCTGTCCTTCAGTCACAAGGCATGTCGATGCCTTGGCCGTGTATCCGTTGGTCGCCAACGTCAGGGCGTAGCGGTTGAACCCGTAGGTAGGCACGCACCCGCTTTGAAGAACGGCATCTCCATGGATGCGGTCCATTACCGGCGACACCCGGTTAGCGAAGTTGGAATCATCGACGTACACGCTGGCATCGTCGTAGATGGTGAATGAGGCGATCAGTTCGTACTCATCGGCCTGCCGCGAAGGTGCCGCCGACCAGTTCAACGTCCAGACGAGGTACGGGAATGTTGCCGCTGCCGGTGCAGCCGCAGCCCATGCCCCGCTGATGAGATTCCACGCACCACTTTGGTAGAGCCCACCAGTGCCGGTGTCGGCCTTCAGGCGGTCGAGAATCGCTTGGTTGACAGCGGAGAGAACAATCATGCCGATACCCCCTGATTGATGACCTGACGGGCACGGCGAGAGAACAGGCGGGTAGCCTCAGCGATCCATGCGGTGTTGCGTGCAGCAGGAGCCATGTACGGGCGTGCTGGAAGCGTTACCGACTTCTTCAGCACGAACAGAGGTTCGCCCATGCGAATGCGACTCTTGCCGCTTCCCCACTTGTTCCCGGCGAACAGCAGAAGGTTTCCCGCCTTGGACTTGCGGACCACCATCGGTATTCCGGCCTTACGCAGCGAACTGTTGCCCGCCTGCGATGTGCGACCGGCCAAACGCTTTGCCTGATAACTCAGCGGGATTGCAAGATACTGCGTCTTGACCGGGCGAATGGTGCCGCCCTTCTCCTGAATCCGTGCGTACCGCGTCTGGCTGGTGTGGACGTAGAGAAATCCGCCCTTGGGGTCCGTGCGGGCGATGCCGTTCATGAGCATGCCCGTAGGCCCAACGGCGGGCGGCGAACCCGGAGGCGAAGGCGACTTGCGGAACGCCATGCTCTGCTTGATCTGGCCGACCATGTAGTCAGCCGACGCGACAAGTCCAGACGACACCCCACGGGCGGCAATCTCGCCAGCCTTGGCCGTGTCGATGGTGGTCTTGACGCGAATGGCTTTCACGCTTCGTACGCCTCCATTACGAACTTCTTCAGCACGCCCATCGAACAGAAGTCCATCGGCTTTCCTGCTACACGGTACTCCGAACCGTTCCACGTCACGCGGTCATTCTGCCGAATCGTCCACGCCGCACCCGTCGAATCGAGCGGATTGCAGAATACGTCAAACATCTGCGTCGTCGCGTCACGCCCGTACATCAGCGAGTCCGCCGCCGACGTTGGCTGTACCATCACGCTGATAGTCACGTTCGTTGCGGTCTGTGTGTCATTGAACGGTACTCCATCCGTGGTGTCCCATGCCGCCTTGTTCACGGTCAGCGAGTCAGTCAGGAGATGGAGCGGTGTAGTTGCCACGGTTACGGGGTGCCATTGTTGAACGGTGCCAGAAGGTCTTTGCGGATCTGTGCGACCATCGGAGCGTCTGCACGGGTGTACGAGTATTGGCCGATGTTCTCAGACTTCAGCGAAAGGTCCACGCCGCGGCGGGTGTACAGCAGGTCGGTCAGCAGGCAAGTCGCCATATGCAGATCAGCGGGAATCGTTGAGTAGCCGCCGACGTACACCACCGAGTAGTTCAAAAACCCTTCGGTGAAGTTCGGTGCCGGGAGCCAGTTGCCCGCGTACCCATTCGATGCGTTCACCTGCCACGATGCGAACCGGCCACGGCGAGCGTCCACGCACGCAAGCAGCCCATTGTCGGCATCCACCCGGTAGGTATCGGCATCGACTACCGAAGTGTCTCCGCCAGCATAGACCTGCGTAACAGACGTAATCGAAGTGATCGGCCACTCACGCAACTGGATGTAGATGTCTCCGCTACCAGCGTATGTTTCCGTCCGCGTTGCCGACTCGAATCCGTTGGTGAGGTCACGCCCGCAGTACCGGCGAATGTCAGTAGACACCCACCCGAGCAGCGTTGCGATGATGCTGTCATAGGTGGAAACTGTGATTCCACGCCACGCCTTGTATTCTGCTGTCGATACGAGCGTAGCCATTCATGCCCCTTAGTTCAGGACACCGATGTAGAGCGGCACGGTGCCGGTTGACACGTTCGCGGCGGTTTCGATCAGCACGATTACGGCCTTGGCTCCCAGCATGTCCCAACCTGACAGCACGGGCAGCACGGACGAGTAGGCGTAGGTCGCCCCGTCATTCTGTGCCGATGCCGCAGCAGCCAGCGTAATGGTGATGCCGGTATCCGTGAATGCGTCCGCGTCGATGCGGTGGAAGATAGTTCCAGTTGGGAAGGCACCAGTCGAATCCGGCACCTGATCGGCACCAAAGATCCGAACCACCGGCGAAGTCGTCACGGTCGCCGCATAGGCGATGCGGGCGATGATCCGCAGCCGCGTGCCCTGCGTCACGATGCCGGGGATGACGTAGGTAGACGACACGCTGCCGGGATTGAGCAGTTCGCCAGCGGTGTTGACCTGCTCCGCGTCCGTGTGGACCTGCGTCCAGTTGACCTGAATGGATGCCGGGAACGTGACATCTGGGCCGCCTGCCTTGATTGATGCCGTGAGATTGACGGGTGCAGCCATTGGAAAGCTCCTGAGGTGAAACCGCTCGCGGGAAGTGTCCCGCCCGCGAGGGTGCGAAGAGAGGAGTAGGGATCAGACGACAGCACGGGACAGGAGGCCCGCGTTCGTTGCACGCAGGGCTTCGGTCGCACCGTTCACGCCCTGAGCCGGGTTCGTTCCGATGACGACAGCCGACAGCACGCGGCTATCGGTGGTCGCAGCGGTGAAGCTGATCTTCTGGAAGCCAAGGCGGGGGCCGCCGAGCTTGACAGAGATCATCGCCACGCCAGCGGTCGAAGCCGCGAGGGTCACGGTCGCCCCGGTGATTGCGGCATAAGAGCCGCCCGAAGTGGCCGATTCCTTGATCGCGACAGTAACGGCACCTGCCGTGCTGCTGGTCGTGATGAGGTACACAACCGAATCGAGCCCGCCCAACTGAGCGAGGTCAATGGCTGCACCGAGCGATTCCGACGATGACGCAAGAGCGGCGGGGGTGTATGCCGTCTTGATGTATGAGTTCTGGAGATTCTGCATGGTCAGGTTCCTTTCGTGTGGTGATTGGTGGCTTAGGCGGTCTTGAAACCGCAGATCGGGCCGTAGGTCTCGCCACGGCCTGCACCGTGGATGTTCACGTTAAAGCGGCTGGTGCCACGGACGGCGATGCTGTCCGAGTCGAAGTAGAACTGCTCGCTGCTGGCGATGCTCATCATCTGGCGGTCACCGATCATGCTGCCGCCCGTGAAGTCACCGAAGTAGCAAGGCTTGTGCGTGCTGGCCGCAGCCGACACCGTGGGGAGAACCTGCGTGAAGTACACCGGGTAGCCCATGAACGTTCCGCCGCCGAGGTTGCCGGTCGAAATGTCCTTGAACTGGCTGGTGGCCTTGTCCAGACGCATCATGACCTGCACGAAGAACTGGCGGCTGCAAGCGAACGCGAGGCGGGCCGCGTTGACGTACTCAACCGAGCCCATGAGTTCGGTGAACATGTCCTTGGTGATTGAAGCCCATGCCGCGGCAGTGATGTAGGACGATGCCGAGGAAAGACCGGAATAGAGGCCGATCTGGTTGGCGTAGGTGGACGAACCGTCACCGAGGAAGTACGCCTGATCAATGGCGATTGCTTCGGCTTCAGCCGCACTGCGAGCAAGATCGTCTGCCACGTTGATTGCGGCATCGTTGAACAGTTCGTTCGACACCTTGAACAGCACGCCGTACTTCTTGGCCGTCAGCGTCACGTTGCCGTACGAGTTGTCCGACACGCTGATCGTGCCGTTCTCGCTGATCGGGGTCATGCTGGCAATACCCGTCTTACGGGGGTATGCCTTCGATTCTGCCGACATGGGGACCACGTTGGCAAGCTTCTTGGCGACACCGTACTGCTCGGTGAGCCAGATCAACTGCGGGGCGAACTCCTGCGGAACCAACGCACCGCCGAGCTGGTTGTTGAACTCAACCTGTGCCTTATGGCAGATGGACTTGTCCACCTTCTCCATCGGGTAGGACTTGCCTCCCGCGATGGTGAGGCGAGTCCAAGCGGCGAAGGCTTCGGCCTGATCCACATCAGCGAAGGCAGCGGTGCCAGCGTTGATGCGGGTCTGGTACGCCTTCCGCTGTGCGTTTCCGATCGTGAAACGCTGCGGGCGTCGGTCTTCGATGGTCGCGTCAGCGTGGGGGCTTTCGGTGCCCTTCGCCGCCGCGATGGTGGACTTGTTCACGGTGTCTAGGTCAGGCGTGCCGCTGATCTTCAGGACCGACTTAGCGGCCCAAACGGTGTCGATGTTGATGGGGTTGCCGTCTTCGTCGGCAATGTCAAACCCGCCGCCTTCGTTGTTGATGAAGTTCTTGACGTTTTCAAGCGTGGGCTGGGCCTTGAAGCCGTTGGCCGTTACGAGGTCGATGAGGTTCTTGCGAGTGAGCATGGAGGATTCCTTGCGGGGTTACCGCGTTGGTGGTTTCCTCTGCTCAGTCTCAGCACGACGCACGCCGCGAACATCGGGGCCTTGCATGATGCCTGCCGTGGGCAGGAGTTATTCGGTTGAAGTCCCCGCAGATCGGGTGCGACCGTGCGGGAATGGAGGGGGATGCGTCTAAGTATACCACGCACTAACCACGCAGGATCAGCACTTTCTTGGGACGGATGCCGAAGTCTTCAATGACCCGCCCTGAAATGTGAGCGTCGATGAGAGCCTTTCGGCACTTCTCAGCCGTTTCGCTGTTCGATGCCAAGTTGCTGGCAACCTGCCGACATGTCACGTTCATTGGCATGGCGGTATAGGAAACCTCCAGAACCCGTGCCTTGCGCACCACAGACTCCACGCCGGGGTACGCCTTGGCCTCCGCATCGGTTGGCGGTCCCCAGTCCAATGCCTCAAACCCTACGCTCATCGCCAGTGTCCCGGCCTTGGCAAGTGCCACGCATGCCTTCACGTACGGGTTTGCCATGTCGTCGTGGAACGCACCCCGGCACAGCCACCCGCCCGGATCGAGCGTCATGGACCGGCACACGGCCACGGCAGAGAGAACGTCGTAGCGGTGATCCACGAATAGGTTTTTGTTGGTTGTAAGGTATGACCGCACATCCAGCCCGGTCGGTACCACTACCTCACGCTCCAGATCAACGGCGGACGTATTGGCGTAGCACACCACTTCCAGTTTGCCGTCTACGGATTTCACACCCATAGCACGGTCGCCGCCACGCCCCCACAGCCCGGCCTTGATGCCAATGGGGTTGTCGGCACCTGCAAGCATGCCGCGTGCATGAGCCCGCTGCCGGATGAGGCCGATTCGGTCGGTGTATTTGTTCATTGTTCAGGCTCCAGGTACTGCACGGGCATTTCTCCGCATCGGCAGTTTGGGTGAAATGGCGGCGACATCCAAGCGTCCGCACCCACCATGTACGCTTCAGTCATTGGCACGGTCACGCCGCGGTACTTGTCCGCCACAGCCGTACAGATCGGGCACGGGTCGCCAGCGGTCAACACCTGCCGACCTTCCACGCCGTTGTCGGCCCACGCCAAACGCTGGCCTTGGTTGAACGCGATTGACGTTTCAGTACGGGCGATGCGTTCGGCCTGATACCCGCTCAGTTCCGGGGCCTGCTTGGTGATGGCGTTCTTGATTTCTTTGACGGTCGTACCGCGTCCAAGTTCGGACTCGATAGCCGCTTGCACATGGCCCTTCATGGTGTCAGGCACCGACTTGGCAAGTTCGAGCCCACGGTCACGGATGTACTTCATCGCAGGTTCATTGGCCGTGTCAAACGTGCGGGCGTTCTCCGGATCTGCAAGCCGCGTGATGCCAACCGCAGCCCCTTCCATGATCGACCGTTCAAGGTACTTGTTGGTGATCTTGGCGAACTCCGCAGCCTGCTCCACGGTGATGGGCATGGTCATAGCCGATGCCACGCCAGCCGCCGCGTCCGGTGTCATGACAGCCGGCGGCGTGACCTGATCGTTAATCATCGTCGGAATCGTCGCCGCGTACCACGTTGCAACCTCGGTTGAGAACGCCGACATGATGCGAACCGTCGCCTTGGGAACGCCCGCGATGTCATCCCATTCGATTCCGCCCGCCAGCGTCTTGGTCGTCAGTTCCGGCTCAGACTTGCAAGCGATCGCAGGATTTGCAGACCACGCCCCGTTGCGAGTGTCGGCCACATCCACACCGGCAACCCCTGAAACCATGGCACCATCACCTCCGCGAGTGCCGCATTTGCAATGTCCACACGATGCGGCTGCCTTGGTATCGGTGTCGTCTTCGTTTCCTTCGGCATCGGATTCCTCGGTTGAATCTTCCATGTCCACGGATGCCGCGTCAACCGATGCGGTATCGGTCGCGTCAGGATCCGGCAGCGGATTGTCAAACAGCGGAGTCATAGGGGCCGGTGCCTCGACCTGACGATACCGAAGGCGGTTCACATCGTCAGGCAACGCCTCCAGCCCCAACACATGGCGATACTCGTTCGGGTACACGATTCCGCTCAGTTCGCCCTGCCGGTACTGTTCAGCCAACGCCAGCACATCGTCACGCACCGGATTGTCGAACATGAACCACATTTCGCCGGGTTCGATGCCGAACATGGGCAACAGCAGTTCCGTCAGTTCGCTTGCCATTGTCGCCAAACGCGGTGCAATCGTCAGGCGGTTGTACTGCCCATCGGCCACGGTCGCACTTGCGAGGTTCGCACTGTTGAGCCGGTAGATGCTCTCCGGGATGCCCGCCGCGTCATAGATCCGCTTCTCGGTCGATGACATGCCTTCGACGTACTGCATGTCGTGGGGCTTCGTTGCGTACTGAATCAACTCGGTATCACGCAGCAGGAGCATACTGCCGCTCTTGCCTACGCCCTGAATTCGATTCGACAACGCGGCCTGCATCTGTGCCATCTGCTGATCGTTCGTGGTCGGCGGTGCCTTCAGGACCATGCCCGGCATGCCGCCGTTGTTCCAGCGTGCCACCTCGGCCTGCAACGCAGCAGCCTCCATGTCGCTTTCGAACGTGACGCAACTCGTCCAAGACATTGCCCCCACCGGGTCAAACGGGTTAGCCTGGTGCCGCAGGTACACCACATCTTCGGGCTTGCACCGCATCATGGCCGTGCGGTTGCGGGCGTACACGAACTCGGAGATGAGGCCCGTGGTTGACTTCACCGGCCACGTATAGCACGACGGCAGGATGTAGAGCGACGTAGGCACGCGGCCAACACGATCAGCACCGAACAGGTAAGCACGCCCGCAAACCTCCTTGAACCACCAGATGAGCTGCATCCAGATTTGTCCGGTGTATACCGGGTCCGGGTTCTGAAGCACATCCAATACCGGATGGTCGAGAACTTCTTCGATTTCCGCCCCGCTCTTGGCCGCGTAGTTCGCACCCTTGCAGCGGGTAGGCTGCACAGCGGTATCTCCCATGAGATACGCCATCTTGCGGCGGTCAGTCACGCGACGGCCAAGGTACTTGCGAGAGCCTGACGCACCGAACTTGCGGTACAGCCGTAACACCTGCGAAGTGCAAACCGTTGCATTGATGTTCGCCGCACGGTACATGGTGCCGACCACGCCGCGGGCGGTCTGTTCGAAGTCGCGGCCAGTGTTGTTGTTGTACGCCGACGATGCTGGCTCGCCCTGAAGCACAGACGCGGCAACGTACGGCGGGTACAGCTCGCGGCTATCGAACGGATCAGCGGCCTTCACGCCACGCATCACGGGCTGTTCTGCTTTCTTGCGTGCCATTAGAACCATGTCCTTTCGATGACAGGGGCGGGCCTCTCCGCGTCCATCATTGTACCCGCGTTGTTAGTGCTTGCTATACGTTGATTCGATTGGGTTGCGACCGATGCCCATGCCCCATGCGAACGGTTCGGAGAGTCGAGATACATGACAGCGTACCGCATCGCGTCCATGCCGTCGTCGCACTCTTTGACGGGCTCCTCTTTGTCCGCCTTCCCGTCCTTACCCGGCGGGTAGATGTACGAATCGAACTCGGCCAGCGTACTCGTCGGGCGTTTCTTGCCGTACAACACCGCGTCCGTTTCGACCGTGCAATCGGCCATGATGAACAGACGCGGCCTCCCGTCGTCTTGCACCCGCAGCCGTGCATGTACCGCGTCCCGTCCCGTCCGGTGGTCCTTATCCGCCGCGATGGTCTGGATGCCCGCAGCCGCCAGCGTTGCCCGGTCCTCCGCGTCATGGTCCGAAATGAAAGCGTCGATACGCTCGCCCTTCGACAGTTCAAGGATCTGCTTGGCGTGGTCGGCCACGATCCGCTGGGAGCGATACAACTCACGGTAGAGGTACATCCTCCCGTCCTCGTCAATCGCCCACCATTGGGCAACGAATGGATGGACGTACCCGAAGTCGATGGAAACGATCCGCCGCCACGAATCGGAGATTACCCGCGTGGTGATTACGTGCGTCGATGCGTCAAACTCTGGGTAAACCAGACCTTCAGCCGCCGCCCATTTCCCATCCAGCAGGCGGGCCCGTCGATGCCCCGTCAGGCTTCCCAACGTCGCCAAGTACGCTTCCCCCCGCTTCGTCCACTTGGACCCGTCCCACAGCATGGGGTTGTCTTTGTGCGTCGATGGGAACGTCGTCACCTGCCCACGATCCGCCCGGCGTTTGAGCCAGTGCGATGGGGCGGAAGGGTTGCAATCCCCGATGATCTGCTGATAGGGCCCCTTGCCGTTGCGGAGTCGTGTCGTCAACTTCTCCCAGTCGTCTTCCGTCAGTTCGGTGGCTTCGAATACCGCGATGATGTCGTATTCGGTGGACATGAGCCGGTCGGGGTTGTCGAGCCCGCCCACCACCAGCGATGAACCGTTGGTGTAGTCGTAGGCCGTGCGGGTCCGGCGTTGCTGGTTGGTGATGTTGCACCCGGCCACGGCGACATGGGTTTCGAACGTGACCAGCACAGATTCCGTCATTGATGCCCGCGTCTTGCGGACGATCAGCCCGCGAGCCTTGGGGTACTTCAGCAGGTACAAATGCACCTTCTCCAGCACACCACGGCTCTTGCCCGTACCTGCCGCTCCGGGGATCAACACCTCCGCATCACGGCAACGCCACAACTCAGCCACGGCCCCGTAAGGCGTGTAGTGCGGGCGTGCTGGTTGTGCTGGTGCGGTTGCCATTAGCGAACGCCGTAGGAACGGGCACGGGTGGGAATACGCTCGAATCCGTCAGCGGCACCGTACACACTGACCTTGGGGAGATACCCGCACGATTGAACCATCGCGTCCCAGATCATTTCGGCCACGATGCGGTCGCTCGTCTTGCTGTGGTGCAGGTAGTCATTTGTTGCCGCGACCGGACCCGACGATGTGCCTACCGCGTCATTGATCGAAGCCTGCTTGCCCAGCGGGTTGGCCCATGAACTGAACGGCGTGCCCGTCAGTGCCAGCGTATTGGTCCGCATGAACAGATCACAGCATGACTGCCCGGTATTCGCCGCGGCCTGCTGGATCGCGTCAAGTGCGGTACGCCAGAAGGTTGCGGTGTACCCATTCTGGTGGGCCTCGCTGAATACCAGACACACCTTGGGCATCGTGGTCGCCCCGTTCAACGCACGCGAGATTGCTACGCAGCGGTTGATGACGGCAATGTGGTTGTCGCGGTATGTGGTCGTGTTGCCTGCCGCAAGTTCGGTCTGTTCGGTTGCACTGAAGTTCTTCCCGGTGTAGATCATCCAGTGTGTCGGTCCTGCCGTTGCCCCTCCGCCGACCATCGCAGCGGCGAACGCCTGAGCATCGGTAGCCGAGAAGTACGGATCCGGCGTGGTGTACCCAGTCAGGCCGAGGCACGAAGCAAACTGGCTGATCGTGTGACCACCCGTACCCCACGCGGCGAGATGCCAGCCAGCGATGGGAGCCGCCGCCGACGAGCGGAAGACGCGACCACCCAAGCCGATCATTCGCAGAGCCGTCGCCCCGGTTGGGCTCGTCGGGTTCGTGATGTGCATGCCCGCATTGCCAGCACCAGCCCCGCAGTCCGCGTCGAACGCCTGAACCGTGGTCCCGCTGAGTGCCATTGCAGCCGACGACACGTAGGCGGTGTTTGCTGCTGAAACCGTGGTAATCGCCACGTTACTGGCTTGACGGATTCCCTTCAGCAACGTATCGGTCGTGTTGTTCGCGGTGCCCTTGACGATGTAGCGGGCATGGCATTGCCGCTGGCTGAAAGGGTTCCCGCCGTACACGTCGCAATAGGCGTTGCCCGTGCGTACCGAGTGCGTGCCACCCGCCGCCCAAATCTGGATAACGCCCGTGGTGGTTGCTGTAGTCCACGCCGTCCGCGACGTACCAGCCGCCACGTAGAAATCGCTGGCCGGTGCCCCGCAGTTCTGGTTGCCGCCCGAAGTCTGGAACGTGTCACCGGGTGTCTTGACCGAACCCAGCGTCCAGCCCTGTGCCGAGCCGTTGGAGAGCCCGATGTTTGAGAGCGACGATGCGATGGACCCGGCCACGCTCACCAACGCAGGCGACAGATCCGCCCGCAGCGGCAGCGTCCACGTGGTCGCAATCGACGCGGCCAGCGAGCCCTGATCGGTGGACTGCTGGTCCGTACTCATCGAGTCGTACGCGACGATCATTCGGATGTCGGCACCTTGTACGAGGAAGTCCTTAGCAAACCACGAAAGATTGATGTCCATTTCTGAAACTCCTTAGACCGCATCGACAGGTGTACCGATTCCGTAGAGCTGGACGGCTTGCGTCGCCTGTCCGTTGTCCACACGTGCCAGTTCGTGTTCCTTGATCGCCAGATCCTGGTCCTGTGCGTCCATCGACCGCAGCACGGACGCGGCCTTGATCGCATCCCCATCATCCGGCGACTGATCGACAATCGTGACCAGCCGGGAAACAATGCGAGGCTTCGCCGCTTCGGGGATGTTCCACCCGTTGCGGATCGCCCGGCGTACCAACTTCGCGTCCTGAGCCGCGTGCCCCGGATCTGCCAGAATGCCGGAATCTTGCCCCTGACCCCCGGAAACTGTAGGAACTACGCTTGTAGTCGGCGGTTCCGCTTGAAAATCCGATTTTGCCTGCGTACAAGAACCCCATTCTTGTGCGGCATGTGGTGCCTGTTGCTTGGGGCCTGCGTCAGCGTCGGCCTCCAGATCGTCGCTAGACCAGTGGTCGAGCGGTTGGGTGTTGTTCGTGTCGCTCTCGCTCATGGAATGCCCTCGATGCAAGCCGTGTACTGGCCCCGCGATGCCGCCTCACAGACCGCCCGT